GATTTTGAAAACGCCAAGAAATAATGTTTGAACCAAGATCATATCAAGTAGAGGCGATTTCAAACGGTATAGAGTTCTTTACCAGCAAACAGGTGAGGAAGTTTAACTCTATCCAAATATTGCCGACCGGTAGCGGTAAATCGGTTGTGATTGCAAATATTGCTAAAGGTCTGGAGGGTAAAACACTTGTTCTGCAACCATCTAAGGAGATCCTGATTCAGAATGTCCGTAAGTATATGAGCTATGGGTTCCATGCCGGTGTTTATTCGGCATCCGTTGGCCAGAAGCATTTAGAAAAGGTAACGTTTGCAACCATTGGCAGCATAACAAGGAAAATGTATCTATTCATGAACTTTCAAAATGTAATTATTGACGAGTGCCATCTGGTCAACTCACAAGATGGAATGTACCGGAAGTTCTTTGACTATATGAAGCATGCAAGGTTCCTGGGCCTTACCGCTACTCCATATAGACTTACCACAAGTAGTGAAGGTGCAGAGCTTCGATTCCTAACCAGAACGAGCCCAAGGCTTTTCAATAAGGTAAATTATTTTGTCCAAAATGATATCCTGTTTGAAAAAGGACACCTAGCAAAGTTGGAATATTATTCCTTTAATGTAGTGGATAGAACAATGCTTGATATGAATAGTTCCGGCACCGACTTTACGGAATCTTCTTTAAGAGCCTACTACAGAACCATTGATATGCCAGGCACAACTATCCACTATGCAAATAGGCTACTTAAAAAGAGAAAGAACCTATTAATATTTTGTTCTCTTATCGATGAGGCAAATAAAGTAGCAAAAGGTATTCCAGGTGCTGTGGTTATTTCGGGAGAAACAGAGGGGAGTTTGCGGGATAGAATAATTAAAGACTTCACGACTGGCAAAATAAAGTGTGTAGTAAATGTTGGAGTGTTAACCACCGGGTTTGATTACCCTGAACTGGAAACAGTTTTAATATCAAGATCAACCATGTCTTTGGCTCTTTATTATCAAATTATTGGTAGGGTTATGAGGCCTCATAAATCTAAAGCTTCAGGTTGGGTTGTGGATCTAGGTGGAAATATCGATCTGTTTGGGAAAATTGAAACAATGAGAATTAATCAAGATAGCAGGGGGTTGTTTTACATTTCGAATAATGGCCGACAACTTACAAATGTACCTTTTAGGAAAGCAGCTTAAAAAGAAGCCCAGCCGGGTAAGGGCAAAACCGGCAAAATGACCAGGTGGCGGAATTGGTAGACGCATAGGGAACATTGAGGAAATGCCTTGATAAAAATCGTTGCAGGTTCGAATCCTGCCCTGGTCGCAACCTTTAATAGAGTCCGGACGAAGGTGCTGGATATGGCCTGACAGACACTCGGGATAGGCGCTTAACCGAATTTAAGCAGAAATACAATCAGCCGGCACAGGTGGCGCTGTTGTATGGATAGGACTACCACCGGTTGACAGCCTGGAAAGACAGGCACTTGGATATATAGCTTTAATAGGAAGAGCAGTCACACTACCGAGCCATAGCGGGATTTGTGAAAGGTACCAGTTCGAGTCTGGTTATATCCACATGAAGGAGGCGATTTTGAAGGAAGACATAAGGAGCAACTGTAAGGGCACCGCTCTGTATGGTGGCAAAGGTAGTAAGGTTAAGATTGTCGCCGACCGTGATCCGGTAATGATAGTTGAATTAAAAGGAGAACGATTCCCGGTTCATGTATCAAAACTTTTACTTCAAAACTTTGAAAATTAATTTAATGAATCAGTAAATATTTTAATATTTAATTACAAACTACCAATGATACAAGAATATGCAAAACAAGATTTGGAAAAGAGGTATGCCACCCTAATTGAAATGGTACGCAGGATGCGAGGCTACCAACGAGCTTATCATATGTATCACGCAGGTGAAGACCTAAGGACTAAAAAGCGATACGAAAAGAAAGTAGATAGCATCATTGCTGAGTATGTAAAAAATTCAAAACAACAGGAATTATTTTAAGATATGCCAAACAGAATACTAAGAGACTGGACCGATAGCTTCATTATAGATGACCTTGATGTTCATACCGAAAGGTTTTTTGTACGGTTGATTATGAAAGTTGACGATTATGGTTGTTTCTATGCTGATTCAAGATTGCTGAAAGCAAATTTATTTCCACTAAAACCCGACATAAGAGAAACCGATGTATCCCGATGGATTGCTGCGTGTGAAAAATCCGGACTAATCGTTACATACATGGTCGCGAACAAGTGGTTTTTGCAGATCACCAATTTTAAGCAAGTGCTGAGACAGAAAAATAAGAAATTCCCTTTACCAGAAGACGTTTCAGGCGAATGCAATACATCTGCTAAGCAGATGCTAAGCAAACGACAAGCATCTGCTTCCTTGAATAGAATAGAAGTAGAAACAGAAGTAGAAACAGAAAAGAAAGTGAAGGGCGAAAAATCGCCTACACACACACAGGATGAAATTCATTCTTTTCAAAAGTTTCAAATATGGGTAGAAGCAAATGCTCCACGGGTGAATAAAATGAAACAGCCATTAACGATTGATCAGTTCTTAAAAGTTAAAAAAGAATATCACATAGATGTGATCATGGAAGTTTTAATGGCCATGCAGAACAGGGGCGATCTTTTGAAAAAGTATGTTTCGGCAAACCTAACATTGAATAACTGGTGTAAAAATCAAAAAGCAGTAACACGTGAACAGACAACAGAGCCAACAGAAACCCGGAGGCTCGTTCGAAAGAGCGAAGTCGAATCAAGAAATTCAACAGGCAATATTCGGGAGGGTACCACCTAATGCAGTTGATTTAGAAGCTGCAATTCTAGGAGCCATGCTGTTGGAAAATAGCAAAGTGGATGATGTTTTAGACATAATTCCAGATGAAAATTGTTTTTACAATGAGGCCCATAAGCTTGTTTTTAAGGCAATACAGGCCATATTTTCAGCCGGGGGTAATGTTGATATGCTTACCGTTACAAATGAGCTAGATCGGTTGAATTTGCTGGTAAACGTGGGTGGAGCTCAATTCATTGCATCACTAACCCTGAAGGTTTTATCTACTGCTCATGTGGAGGCCCATGCCCGGATCGTGATGGAGAAATTTATCGCAAGGGAGGTAATAAGGCAATGCTCTGAATTAATTGGCTCAGCTTATGATGGGAGAGATGCTTTCGAGCTTGTAGAGGAGATTGGCGAGTTCGCAATCAGCATGACAGACAACCTGGTTAAACGAAACTATGAGCATGTTTCTGTACCGATGGAGGAAATGCTTGCCGAGGTCTTGGAAATGAGTCAAGTTCCTGAAGGAGTATCAGGTGTACCAGCTGGATTTAAAGACTTAGATAAAGTTTCAGGAGGTTTTTCAAATACTGATTTAATCATACTTGCAGCTAGGCCATCAGTTGGGAAAACAGCATTTGCATTAAACATAGCATTAGGCGCGATTGCCAACGACCAAAAGCAAACTACTGTAGGAATTTTCTCCCTTGAAATGAGTTCAAAACAACTGCTGCAGCGGATTACATCAAATGTTAGTGGGATTGAATTTAGGGCAATAAGAACTGGGAAAATGCAACCCGATGAGTTAGAAAGGGTTTTTGATTCAGGGGCAATGATTAAGAAAATGCCTCTTTATATTGATGACACAGCTGGGCTTACGATTATTCAATTAAGATCAAAAGCCCGGAAAATGAAAATCAAACATGGAGTAGGATTAATCATAATCGATTATCTACAACTGATGCACGGTGGCCCAGGTAGTAAAGGGAATCGAGAGCAAGAAATCAGCCAAATTTCAAGAGGTCTAAAAGGATTGGCTAAGGAGTTAAACATTCCAATCATTGCCCTTTCACAATTATCGAGAGCGGTAGAATCTCGGTCAGATAACCAACCTAAGCTAAGTGACTTAAGAGAATCGGGCGCTATTGAACAGGATGCAGATTCAGTGTATTTCCTCTATGCAAATAGCAAGGAAGAATTGAAAAGCAACCCTTACAAATTCAAGGAGCGGCATTTAAAATTGGCAAAGCATAGGAATGGCAGTCTTGCAGATTTTGTATTTGACTTTAATGGGGCCTATCAGCGATTCGAGAAATGCGAATTAGCAGTAATGGATATTGAATATGAAAACAACGGATTTAAAATGCTCGGCAGTAACCAAGGATTTGGAGCAATCGGAAATGCAGGTGTATCGTCAGAAGAAGGCGAAGGGTTCCCGTTCTGATTCGGATTATAGACTGGAAATTCATCACAATGGCGGTCATGTAACGCACGTGAATCTTGAATTCGAAGAAATGAATCTATACCATCCTTTCAGGAGAATAGGATACATCCGGGAAGAAATTAAAGAGCTGTTAGAGCATGTTCCTGATCAGTTAGAAAATGGAAGTGAAATTTTTTTAGTGATAAAATCAAAAGCAAATGTGGACTGAGGCAATGTTGAAAAGGAAATTGAAGGAGGGGAAAATTCAGCATTATAAGATTCTAACAAAGGAATCAAAAGTGCCAAAACCCAAAGAGGAAGCTAAAGCAGTCAAGGAAATCAGGGCGATGCTATTGCCCTTTCAAGACGTTTTAAAGTATAAAGTGGAGGAGGAATTTAAATTTCACCCAGAACGTAAATGGAGGTTTGATTTCGCAATCCCGGAACTAAAAGCAGCCATTGAATACGAAGGATTAAACTCAAAAAAAAGCCGGCATACAACCTTAAAAGGTTATTCCGGAGATTCTACAAAATACAACGAAGCGCAACGATTGGGGTGGGTGGTACTTCGGTACACAGCTATTACCTATAAAAATGTAGCTGTTGATTTAAAAAATATTATTCATTCAAAAATTAAAAACCAAATAACATGAAAACAGACACGATTCAAGACCCGGAAACAGAATTAGCACCAATGGAAACTCTTACACAGGAGGAGAAATTTTACAACAATCTACGGGAAGTAATTTTTGAGACTACAGGTTTAATGCTTCCTGAAGTAGGAACCAGGAAGTCAAAGAAGATTGAAAAAATAATTACCGATTTCTCGGAGATTCAGTTTAAAACTGCAAAGCTTCTGGTTCAGCCAAAAATAATTAATGAAGAAGAGTTGATCCGTAATTCATCCAAACATGCATCTTCTCGTCCATTTGTTTCGGCATTAAGTCAGATTATGGAAGGCATGCACAAAAGAAGTATCGCTGGGATCTGCTCAGACCTTAATTACCTGTACCGGATTGTAAAAGAAAGGGATACCAAATAGGAGGGGAAAACAAATTAAAAAAATCAAAAACATCATTTTATGGAAGGCACAGAACAATTTAAAACAGTAATTGAAAACCATCTAAATGGGTTAGCTGCCCGCGACCAATTATTTGCCAAAACACTTCAAAAAGAAAATAAAACAATTGAGGAATGCCTCAATTATATTTTATCAACAGTGAAAAGCACAGGCAAAAACGGATTCACCGATTCCGAAATATTTGGGATGGCAGTTCATTATTACGATGAGGATTCTATTAAGGATGTGGAAGAGGTAAACGACGCTGGCCACATTGTAGTAAATCAGGATATAGAGTTATCTGAAGAGGAGAAGGATGCCATAAAGGCAAAGGCAATTGTGTCACTGATTGAAGAGGAACGAAAGAAGTTGTTGAACAAAAAAACAAATATTTCAAAGAAGAAAAGCCAAGCATCAGAAACTACAGTAGGAACCTTATTCGATTAAATTATGAAACCAAGAACAATACTTCAAAGACGGGTTCATGATTTAAGTTTCAGGATCCCTAACATCCCTAAAAGTTTTCAAGAATGGGGGGAGTTTAAAAGCATAGGCCATTTTGGGTATGCAACTAAGAATAGAGTTGTTTGCATGGATTGTGGCAACTTATTTTCACCAAGCCTAGTTAGCCGTAAACGAGCTACTTGTCCTCATTGTGAAACGAAACTAACTATACAGGTTACAAAGAAAACAACCTTAAAACAAGAGTCAATTTTTGCTGTTGCTGAAATTGTAGAAGAGTTTCAGGTTATTCGTCACTTCCTGGTTCGCACATCACATAAGATGGGAAGAGCTGCCAAAGTTTTCAGCACAGGAGTTATAGAAATTTGGGTTACCCCAGATGGTAAATTTGAATTTATTGGCAACAATAGGACTACCGGTTGGTATTCTGATAGTTGGAATGGGGGATGGGAAATCCGTAATAAAAACCATGAAGATAAATTTGACATAGTCCCTGATTTGTGGCATCCAAAGTCCGTATTCAAGCCGGAATACCTTAAATACGGAATTGATTACAGGTTGAAAACTATTGGATTTTTAGAGGCAATAAAATTGGTGCCCAATTGCTCAAAAGCTGAAACATTAATAAAAGCAAGAAGGTATGATCTGTTGTTTAGACCAAGAAGTCTATCAGAAGACCTTTGTTACAGGCATTGGCCTACAATCAAAATAGCTCTAAGGAATAATTACAGGCCCAAGGATGTTGGAATCTGGTTTGATTATCTCAACATGTTATGGTTTTTCAACAAAGACCTAAGAAATGCAGTTTATGTATGTCCAAAAAACCTAAAAAAGGAACATGACCGGTATGTAAAAAAGAAACGACAGTATGAACGTCGGATGGATGAATTAAAAAGAAGGAATAGGATTGAATCAGCCCAAGAAAGTTATGGCCAGCGCATAAAACAATTTTCGGGAATCATCTTTTCGGATGGGAAAATTACAATTAAAGTGCTAGAACATGTAAAGGAATTCGAGATTGAAGGTGATACCCTAAACCACTGTGTTTTTACAAGCGAATATTATGAAAGAGAAGATTCCCTGATTTTTTCAGCGAGGATTAATGATGAACCAATAGAAACTATAGAGTTTTCATTAACTGAAATGGTAGTCATGCAATCCAGAGGATACCACAACGAACCAAGTGATTACCATCATCAGATACTTAAATTATTTACTAAAAATATTTCCAAAATAGCAGCTAGGATGGAGCGTGAAGCATCGGTGGCCTAGAGGCAAATCAAATTATTTATTAACGAATTAAAATCTCAATCAATGAGGATATTCACAATCGAAGAATTTAGACAGAACATGGTTATAATAGAAAACAATGGCAATCTGGAAAGATTAAGGAAAATTTTGTTTGAAGCATTTCCCGAAGAAAATAATGAGGCCGTTGGAGGTGCTCGGTTTTATCAAGCAAATGGACCTACCTGGCATGCACTTGCGTTTAATTACCTAGGCTTACCCACCCAATCTGAAGAGCTATTTGTACTAAAAGAAGAGGCTGAACAAAAATATAATGACCTAGATACACTAAAGCTGAACGCAGAAAAAAGAAGCCGACTAGAATTATTGCACTACATGTTTAAACGATTTATGGACAATGTAGAAGAGCTTGATGTTAATACAGCAATCATTTTTACCACGCCCATGGTTGACGCACTTCTTATGGCAACCCACCAGCTTGAAACCAATATAGCTACCAAAGCTATTGCCGAATTAAAAATTAAACCTTTAAAAGATAATTCAAAATGAAAATAGAACTGAAGCACATTGCACCTTACTTGCCTTATGGGTTTCGAATTTTCTTAGGTGCCGATGAAATTAAAGAAGTAATTGGAATAAGAGATTGGATTGGTTGGGGTGTTATTGTAAAAGCCAAATTCGGAACTGTTGATGTTCCATTAGAAGCAGCAAGGCCAATCCTAAAACCTTTATCAGATTACAAGGACATAAACAGTTTTGGGATGTCTAACCTAAACATTGATTTAGAAACTCAGATGGAAATATGCGAATTAGCAAATAAGAAAATAGTATTCAATTCTATGTCGTATGAAGCAGCTCAGGTTTGTTTTGAAAACCACATAGACATTTTCGGACTAATAGACAATGACTTAGCAGTTGATTTTCACACACTATAAACTTCTAAAACCATGAAATGATTGATATGGAAACAAAACTTCAACATAGCACTAATGTTCATTCGGAGCATGTCGCCCCGCCTGACGCAAAACCCATGTTATGTGCCGTTTGTAATTCGGATGAGTTGCCTTTGTCCGAATTAGAGGGTTACGAGGGTTTGTGTTTGGGGTGTGAATGTAATAAAATGAATGAAAAATTAGAGGAAAAATGGAGCAAAGAATTAGCTATTTACGAAAAAAGAACTGGTCAAAAACTTGACTTCAATGAGTTCTATAACGAATGTGAAAAAGGCAATGTAGATAAGGCTAATTTGAAGCGGTTACCTGAGTTGAAATCTTGTTACGAAGATGCAATGATGAATATTGCATTCTATGAGCAGGAATATTGGCAAGGGCAACAATTAGAACTCAAATTTTATGGAGTATATGATTTACCATTTTAGGGTTGCTCAAATGGCACCCAACTCGCAGATTGACCCAACTCTTAACCTTAAAAACTTTGAAATGGAAAATAAAAATTCAATAAACCACGAAAACGGCAATGACGGTAACAGCTTGATAGCGCCTGCGGTTGAACCCTTTCTGCCGCTTGCGTTAGGTCTAACGTACAAAACAAGGGGTGGGGATAAGGTCACGATTAAAGACCTTGATTATTACTATTCAATGCCATTTTTTGGAGATATAGTTACAAAAGAAAACAAGCATATAGTAGTTGCTTCATTCAATGCTGCTGGCCAGTATAAAGCCGGTGAACAATCGCAGTTTGATATTGTCGGACTGTGGAATGAACGACCGTAGTAGCAGCTAATTATATAATTGACCACCCTTTTAAACAACTCAACATGAAACAGAATCTTAATAGTAATCAGGAACAGGAAGTCTTATTAGGCGATGTTTATCATCAAATACTAAGTCTTTTTGTTAGTAAGGATAAACTGAAACCTGAACTAATGGCTCCTTTTATCCAAGAAAATTTCGCCATTGCAACAGATGCACACGCTGTTATTTGTTTCAAAAAGGAATTATTAGGCGAAACAAAAATAGAGGCCAATGAAAAAGCGCCAAACGCATTAGCTGTAATCCCTACCGAAGAAAATATGAGTATCGAGTTTGATTCTATTGAAATGAGAAAGCAAATTTTAAAATCTCGAAAACTTGCTGATGAAATCTTTGAGGTTACAGAAAGCAAATGCCCTGATTGTGATGGGTATGGTTTTGTCGATTATAAATTTTCAGACTACAAAGGTAATACTCACAAAGAGGATATGACTTGCCCGACTTGCGAAAATGAAAATGAGTGGCTTAAAATTATAAATAGAAAAACCGGGGAGGAAGTTGATCGTTTCTTTAAATTATTTAGGATTAAGGACTCTTTAATAGATGTTGAGCTGTTTGAAAAACTCGTGAAAACAGCAGAAATTTTATCTGTTGAGAAAATCAAATTAGTTTATAGCTCAGGGCAAGCTAGCCCCCGTAAGTTCATCGTTGGTGAGTGTATAGTTTGTTTAATGCCTGTTTATAAATCTAATGACCAAGACTTGATTTTAAATATATCATAACTAAACAATTGGCACCCCTAAAAATAAAACAATATGCTAAACCTAAACAAATTAGAGCGACAACTTGACGAAGCTCTCGCAAAAGAAACTCCCGAATCCCTAACTGAATGGTTGAGAGAGAAGAGTGAATTTAAGCCCCCATTCAGGGGGAAGACATTACACTTAACCTTAAAGAAGAAGTGGTTTGACATGGTTGCTTCTGGCGAAAAGATGGAGGAATACAGGGAGATAAAGCAATACTGGATAATTAGAATGTTTAATCATAATCCATTTTCCATATACAACAGAAGGGTAGCCCACATTGAGGATGAGGTAGTAAAAACAATATTATCAAATATTGACTACTTCGTCACCCATAGAATTAAGAAGTATGACTTGGTTGAGTTTAAGAATGGATACTCTAAAGCTGCACCATCCATAATATTTGAGTTACGAGGGATTGAAATTAGGGAAGGCAAACCTGAATGGGGAGCCGAAAAGGGTAAGAAATATTTCGTGTTAAAATTAGGTGCATTACTGGAAAAGAATTTTTAAATAACTGAGAAAGAAAACATTTTAGTAATGATAGAATCAACTTGCAAATATTGCGGATGCACTGATACTGATTGCTCCGGGTGTATAAAGAAAACAGGTAACCCATGTTATTGGATTGATAAAGAAAAAACGATTTGTAGCGCCTGCTATTATGCTGAAGATTTGGTCCTTTCAAAGATTAAAGGGTCCAATTTTAAGGAAGAGTTTTATAGGAAACAGGAAGAGCTTTATAGTAAAGCTACATCGGAGTGGGAAGGAAAATTAGAATCCTACCTTTTAAACAACCTAAAAAACCTCGGATATGAATTTGCAAACGAGGATAAGTTTACGGAATTTCTTAAGACTCGTGTAACTCGAATACGATTTGAAGGACGGCACAATTACTATGTACTTTGTCTTGATTATAAAGTAGAAGAAAACAAGGGCAAAATCATAGGAGTTTATTCTGAAGAAATGAAAATTGTCCAAAATAGTTACGAAACAAAAGTTACTTTAAACAGGGTATTAGAAAAAATAGGGCTATGACCAAGGATAATTTTAAAAAAAATACTCAAGCAAATCTTTTCGACCTGCCCTCGGAATTAGCTAGGGCAGGTCCCGGCCTTACCTGCAATACTTGTGAACATAGGCAACGGTGGCAATGCAATAGCAAAGTATTTCAGTATTGCGGAGTACGAAAAAGCAACCGGACTGAAAATGGTTTGCTGAAAATTAAATGTAAGGATGCAGCTTGTCCGTTGTACAAGCACTGCACATAACGGTTCGGGCTTGGCGAAGTTGCCGACTATAAAACTTAAATTATTAACCTAACCGCCCAACGGCAATTTTGCCAAACTGCTTGTTATATGCAGTGGCGGTTACAAATACTAAATATTATGAGTAAAGAAGAAGTAAAAAGAGAAATAGAATACTTGAGAGATAAACAAGCTAAATACGGATGGCGAGAAGGCGATTCGGAAAAGTTTGAAAAGCTACAAAAATTGTGGGAAAATTTCGCACACATTGAAAAGGGAAGGTATGTTAAAGCACCTGAGATTTAGCCATTGCATATAACGTTGTGGCAGCTTGGCGAAGTTGCCGACTTAGACGCACAAAACTTTCAAATTAGTATAAACTTAAATAAATAGAACAAATGTCAAATTTAGCACAAACTCCGCAATTGAATATAGCTGATGTTAGTGGCAGTTTTTATTGGGGAACCGATTATTACCACCACGACAACGCTTTTACAATGCAAGATTTTTTAAACAACCATTTACCTGCCGATTTCGATGTAATATTTGAAGATGGTAGCTATGCAGAGGTGCAACAACACGCTACTGATGCAATATTTTCACTTGATGCGAAAGGTAATGGCGACAGCTACCATCACGTAGTTAATTGGCATTTTCTTCGTTAAAATTGCCACTAACGTCCCAGCGGCTTGCCGTTCGGTGGCGTACAAATTAGTACAAATGTTTAATAAGAAGAAAAAAGATGAATACAGCACAAAAGCTTAATAGTAACACTTCACCCGCCATTACGGCAAACCGATGTTATGTGCTGGGCGGGTTATCAGCACTAAATTTAATTAAAAATAAATGGAAAAGGTAATAATTGACAAAATGAGAGATACTATTATTGTTGAAAAAACAAACGGTAATGATGTTTTAAAGGGCAGCAAGTTTTATTGTGGCTGTTGTGGAAATGTTTTAGGGGTCGCAAAAAAGAAAATGACATTCCCCTTTTCTGTTGATACATTTAAAACTTTATTAAAGAATAAAACGTTTGATACAATGCTTTTTGGGTTGCGTCATAAAACTTGCGGACATACAATGTTTAGCTTCAAAAAAGGATATGGATTTATAAGACTGGAAACTTACATTGAAAACGTTCCGCCGCCTGACCACTAACTCGCAAATTGGCGCAAAACACAAGTTATCAGATGGCTTTCTTAAATTTTAAAATATGACAACATACGTTTTAACAGTTTCAGAGTTCTTTCCAAAAACTCACAAAAAATCAGGTAAGGCAACGGGTTTTCCTTTGTCAATTAAGCATTATGATAAAATACACACTATCAGAGGCAACTATGATTTGTGGGCTAAACGCTTTGAAAAAATAAACAAAGGCGAGGCAATTTTATCAGTTAGAATTTGGTCAGGTAAGCCATATCAAAGTAAACAACAAGAGATTTTCAAGTATGATAAAACTCACGGAATAGGTTTACAAAAATTAGAGCAACCAAACAATTTTGTATTTGCTTCAATTGAAGGTAAAAAAGTAAACTGGGATTTGGTTGCAAAAAATGACGGATTAAGTTTTGAAGATTTTTGCGACTGGTTCAAAGTTCGGTCAGACAAACCTATGGCGATTATTCATTTTACGGATTTTCGTTATTAAGCTCTCTGATAACGTTCAAAGGCTTTTAGTTCGTTGGGGTTTCCCAGCACAAAAGCTCTGTTGTTCGGGCAATGAGGCATAACGCTGAGTATAAACGCTCGTTTTAATGGCGTTTATACATTGTTAGCTGACTGTATAAAATTTTTACTTTATGAGAACATTTAAATTTGAAAAAGAACAAGACAATAGATGGTATGTGGTGCTTCCCGAATGGGAAGGCGACAAGGCAGAACTTGAAATGGTATGTGGTGCTGATGTAATGCTTGATATAGTGGCACAAGGTGAATGGCACACTTACTTAACGATAAGCGATAAGGAATTTGATAACCCAAGATTTACACTGATTTTTAATAGAGAAGAAGCTGATGGTGGATGGTATGATTTGAAAAGCGATATGCACGAATTTGAAGTGTGGTTGTGCCACGTTACAAAATTTGTATTTGATGGTCGCCTTCCAAAAATTTTATATTGCAGCTAACGTTTTGGCTATGAAAAGTAGCGGAGTTGAAACACTTAACTATCGAATGATAGCAAACTTAAATACAATTATTAACCTTACGGTAAGCACTAACACCGATATTTTTTATAGCCGTTGTTACCTGCCGTTTTTATTCAAATCATTATGAATGTACCACATTTAATAAAAGCTGGAGACACAAGAGTATTATTAGGGAAAGACTCAACTCCTCCAAAAGTAGATTGTCGAGTTTGGGCAGAAGATAGCTACCAAGAAGTGTTAGAAATACTTTTGGAAGTTAGAAAGAAAGACATCCAAATGTATGTAGAAGGGGAAAGGCCACTATTACCGCAACCGCTTAGAAAAAGAATACACGACTTTCTTTCTTCAAATGGCAGGTAACGTTTTGCAGATATATGTAGTTGCGAAATTTAAAAACAAAAATTATGAGTTACGATGAAAATAGAATATCCGACCAAATTGATGGCGGGTTAAAAGAACAAGAAAATAGCATCAAAATCGACTATGCGCTTTATAGGAAAATATCTGATACAAATCCATTAATCAGATATGAGACATTAAAAGAAGCTAAATACGAATATTTGAACTCAAAGGATTATATAATGATAGTCTGCGAGGTTTCAGAATTGAGAAACGGCAAAAGAATTATAACTCAAGAACGAGTTATAAAAGCTCCGCAAATATGGCTACCTGCTGATAGATTTATTCCTGAGTTTGATGACATGTACTTATGTCATATTGTTAGAAAAGAAGAATGTGGGAAATTCAAGAAATACCAATGTGTACTTAATTTTGAAAAGGGCAAGTGGAAAACGGTATTGGCTGAAAGGGTAACACATTGGATGATTGTCGAAGAACCAATGTCTAAAATAAAGATGTTGTGAAAATGTCTGTAGCAATTACGGCTAACACCTAAATACACGCAACAACTACAAAATGTCTGAAAAACAAAACAATTTAATTAAAGAATGAAGATAGCAGTAAAAGCAGGGTTGAAGCCGGATCCGGTATTGACGGTATCGGAGTGGTCAGACCGGAATAGAATGTTAGATAGCCAGAGCTCAGCGATGCCGGGACGGTATAGGACGTCGGTAACCCCGTATCTTAAAGACATAATGGATGCCCTGGGGGAGTACAGCGAAGTTGAGGAAGTGATTGTAATGAAAGGAGCGCAGCTTGACGAAATAATGTAGGACAAAATGAAACCTAAGCTAAACAATATCAGGCAAACTCTTTCAAAAGAAAGAAAAAAAATAACACTATGGAGCAAATAATGTATGACGTAATTGAATCCTTATGCGATGATGGGTGCAGTATCATGCCGGCAAAGGATAAATTCCCGTTCAGGCGGCAATGGAAGAAGTATGTTGACAACCCTATGGGTATTAGTGAAATCAGATACACCATGGCGGAGTACGATTTGGATTCTATTTGCCTGCTATGCGGAGGTGAAAAACAAATAGAAACCATAGATATTGATGACAAATACCTGCCCGGAATAGGTGCAAAAATACTAAGCCGTATCCATGATGTTGACGTAGAACTATATGACAAGCTACTTATAGGGAAAACCCTTAACAACGGATACCATATATACTACAAGATAGACGGAGGAGAAGCGGACGGTAATAAGAAGCTATGTAAGCGTCATGCAACGAATGATGAACTTATAGATAAGCCGAATGAGGAGTACAAATGTTTCGTAGAAACAAGAGGTAAGGGGGGATTGGTAGTCATTCCTCCATCAAACGGGTACAACTTTATTAAGTTTCCTAAGATGATGGATGAAACAAACGTTAGGCTACCGAAACTTACATGGCTTGAACGCTGCTCCTTGATGTCTATCGTAACGTCTTTTAATCAGGTCAATGATATACCAAAATCTGCACCATCAAACTTTAAGGACTACAATGCCAAATACGACAAAGACCCCGTTACCGATTTTAATAACCGGTTCGATGTAGTTTCGTTTTTAGATAAGCACGGATGGAGTTACAGTTCGGAAAAGCGTGGGCAATACATATACTTCACACGTCCGGGCAAGGACAAAGGTGTAAGTGCAAGTTTTAACACCCAAACACGGTACACATGGATTTACACGTCATCCACCGGGCTTGATAGCGAAAAAGGGTATTCCCCGTTTTCTTTGTTTGGGATATTGGAGTACAATAGTGATTTCAAAAAAGCCTTTCAGGGGGTTATAGAATTGGGTTTTGGGGAGTTAAAACCTGCCGAGAAGAAGAAGTTAACGCAGCTCACCACAAGTAATATCCTGTTGGGTAAAAACTATGCGATACCCAGTCAGATAGACAATGAGGAGTTTAAGGAGCATCTTGACGAGCAGATACAGATGTATCCGTATGGTATCTTTTGGGAACAGCGGGAACATCGTGGTAAAATAGTGGCTGATGTAGATAGGACAAGGCTTTATGAGGTTATGGACAACTTAGGGTTTAGGCTATACAAAGGTGATTTGGTAAGAGTAAAGGAGAATGAGCATGTTGTCAATTCCACAAACCAATGGGTGTTCCCGACACAAAGGAAGGAGCTTATAAACGTTCTAAAGAACTACACCCAAGAGGCAAAAGACACCGTGATAAGGAATGCCATTGATGCATTTTCGGAGCGGCATTTAAAGCACATAGTTGAGAACCTAAGAGATATTAAGCGTAGTGATTTCTTAAATGATGACAAGTCCACCTGTTACAAGTTCTTTAAGAATTGCATCGTGTTCATGACAAAAGACGGAGTAACAGTCAGGGATTATGCCTCCTATGATAACAAGCTATTTCACGACTATAAATTTATAAACTACGAGTTCAAGTCTGGATTTAAAAAGAGATTATCGAACGATGGCAAGTGGATAGAATTTGTAAGTTTAGCCAGCACCAGTTACGGGCGTGCTATGGAGTGCGCAAGCTATTTGATACACGATTTCAAAAGTTCCGATACGTCCTATATTATTGGTCTTACGGAGGAGTGCGAGAACCCTAAGAACGGAGGCGGTGCGGGTAAAAACCTATTTATGAACCTATTGGGCAACCTAATTAGCATCAAGTCCGTACCGGGTGAGCAGGTTAAGCTGGACGAAAGATTTTTGCAGCAATGGGATGGAGAAAGGGTGTATAGTTTAAGCGATGTACCCAAGCGATTTAACTATATGTTCTTAAAAGAATTGATAACCGGAGCAGGTACAAACAAAAAACTATGGTCTAACATACAAGTTATTGAGCCGGAGGATATGCCCAAGTTCGCCTTTTCCACTAACTTTTCGTTCAACATAACGGATGGTGCTTTGGCTCGTAGAGGTAGGACGATAGAGTTTACCGATTTCTTTACCCGATCCAAAGGTGTTGACGTATATTTTGCCGAAAAGTACAACCACCCTACCGGATTTTTCCCTGAAAACAGATATTTTGAGCGAGGAGCAAATGTGGAAACATGTTGGACGGAATACGATTGGGATTGTTTTTTTTATGACGTATTTGATGCGATGACGTTGTTTTTATCGAGAGGGTGTAAGATACCCGAAGCAACGCTAAGCGATGGCGGTTGGAACAAGGCATTTACTTCGCAGTTTGGCGACAATACCATGCACTTTATTGAGGATACCATTCAGAAGTTTGTGGATAGGGGTTTTGTGAGCAATGAGGACATTAGAGCCACCAATGAAGAAGATTTTGTCAATGATTTGATAGCATTCAACCATATTGAAGTGATATAAATTGCTTCGTTTTTTTAATAACAGGAGGGCTGCCAATAGGTGGCCCTTTTCTTTTTTTCAAATCTATAATTATTCATTAATTAACCTAATTAATTATTATCTTTGTACAAACACAAAATAATGGTAAAATCAAGGGTACTAAAGCTTCAGAAGATAAAATGGCAGGAGTTAACATTCCTACAGGATGAAAATTTTAAAGAGTGGATTGATGGTGGCGATCAGAAGCTCCTTCAGTCAATTTTGAAGTACCAATTTATAGATCCATTTAAGGTTTGGGAACACGATGGAAAGCTTTATTGCCTTGATGGGAAACACCGGGTTTTAGACCTTACAAAGGTAAAAGCTTCAGGAGTTGAAGTACCGGATGAGCTGGATGCCACTTTTATCGATTGTAGGGATAGAAGCGAAGCAGCTGAATTGGTCCTGGTGTATTCATCTGCCTATGCAAAGGTTACTCAGCAAGGGTTATTTGATTTCGTTGAAAAGTTCAATTTGGACATTCCCGATTTAAAGGGAATCATTGCAATACCCGATTTTTCCATTGAGCGTTTCGAACAGAAGTTTGATGTTTATAACATCGATGAAGAAGAAGAGCCTCTTCCGGATGAAATTGAGGAAAGCGATATCATTGTAAAGCCAGGAGATATTTTTGAAATAAATGGACATCGCCTAATTTGTGGCTCATTCACTGATGTCAATAGCGTTAATGAATTAATGAAAGGGGAGCAAGCCAGAATAGTAATTTGCGACCCGCCATACAACCTCCCGGCAGACTTCTTTCTCAAAGACAACAAACGAACAAATAACCATGAAGATTTTGCCATGGGTGCTGGTGAGATGACAGACGAGGAGTTTTCTCAATTCCTGGCCCTGATAATGCAACGATCAGTGGAAAATACAGTTCCCGGAGCCATTCATTACATATTTATGGATTTCCGGCACGGTTGGCATATGTGCGAAGCAGCAAGAACAATTTACGGAAGCCCAATCCCAAAACAGCAGATAACCTGGTATAAAGATATTATGGCTAATGGGTCTTTCTACCGTTCACAAAAAGAACTTTGTTTCATTTTCTCTGATGAAAAAGCAATACCACTTTGGCAAAACGATCTCATTGATGAAGGAGGATTTTACAAGGATGAGGAAGAACTGTGCTATATTTTCAAAAATGGTGACGGAGCAAAGCACCTTTCTCACCTAGATCTGAAAGACAGAATTAGAACGAACGTTTGGAAATATCCATCAGGAGCAAGTAGAGCCAACCCGGATTACGATCAGTTAAAAAACCATCCAACACCGAAGCCAGTAGCGATGATAGCAGATGCAATCCTAGACACCACCAACCCGGGTGATATTGTCATTGACTGGTTCCTTGGTAGTGGCACCTGTTTAATAGCTTGTGAACAGACCGGAAGAAAAGGAAGGTTCACAGAGATTGAACCAAAATACATTCAATCTGATATCATTAGGTTCAAAACCTATTGCAATAGACTGGGCATTGATTTGAAATTCAATCACTTAAATGGAAATTTAAAAATTGAAGATTTTTAGCATTGATTAAATAGTTAAAATTTAAATATGCGTTTATATGGCATAATGGGATAACGAACAGTAAATTCGCTGCTCCTAAATGCTAAAATGATGAACGATCACGATTTGCTAATCCACTTGAAAATGAAAAATCAAATTATTGACTACTTCACGGATGAACTAAGGATTCATTCCGAAACGTTGAAATCATTTTACGATATGCCTATCCAAACAGAGACGAGCGATCAAGCTAAGAGTCTTCGTGAGGTTGAGGCAATTAAACTACGTGACCGGATTAATGAGTTGAACCGGCACATATCAATCATCAAACGGATGTTTCCAAAGTAATGGCAGGTTATAATAAATGTGACAAATTAGAGCTATCCAAACGGATTCGAGCGGTTCAGGAATATGTCTTGATGGACTATAGCCGCAGTGACATTATAGCTCAGGCAATGACCCAATGGGGCATTTCCAAGTCTCAGGCAGTCAGGTATTACTATTTAGCCTATGATAGTTGGCAGGAGATTACGGAGAAAGACACAGCTCGTCGGCTTAATTATCATATCCACAAACGAATGAAGCTTCTTCGTCAAATTGACCGGGAATACCTTAAGACACCTCAGGGTGTAAAGGCTCAGCTTGACATTGTTCAGGATTTGGCAAAGCTGGAAGGTTTATATGTCCGGAAGCTTGAGGTTACCGGCAAAGAAGGAGAGCCAATTGCTATTAAAGTGGATCCATCACCGATTGATTATTCAAAGCTTTCAGACGCTGCATTAGATGAAATTATAAAAGCACGAATTGATGAAGAATTATGAGGGCACGCAAAATACTAAGGGAGCAGGCTAGACAGATCGTAAAGGATGAAGCAAAGATTCTCATTGACACAAACCTTGCATTAGGTGAGAAGTGTAATAGACGGCTTTCGTTTTTTGTAAAAGAGTTTTGGAGTGTAATCATCCCGGATAAATTGGTTTGGAATTGGCACCTTGATATCCTTTGCAATGAAATACAAGTAGTTTATGATCGTGTAATCGGGTATGAAGTTGAGGATCCTAATGATCCTGAAAAAAAAATAAGAGTTCGCCTCCCAAAGCTTTACGACCTAATCATCAATATCCCTCCCGGTACTTCAAAGTCTACAATCTGTACCATAATGGCACCGGCCTGGAGCTGGGGGAAGGATTCTTCGCTCCGGCACATGACCGGATCTTACTCTGCAAACCTATCCATGGACCACTCTGTAAAAAGCAGAGATATCATCAAGAGTGACAAATATCGTAGGTACTTTCCCAATGTTATCATCAAAAAGGATGAGGATAATAAAACCAATTTCAGGACCACCAATAATGGCCAGAGGTTTGTTACCTCTACCGGAGGGGCAGCAACCGGTGTGCACGCCCATATCATTACCATTGATGACCCTTTAAACCCCAAGCAAGCAGCTTCTGCAGTTCAATTGCTTGAAGCTAATAATTGGTTTGACAAAACCCTTTCCACTCGTAAGGTTGATAAGGATGTAACACCTACCATCCTAATAATGCAGCGGCTTGCAACGGATGATCCTACAGGGCATTTACTTGAAAAACGTGGGAATAAAATAAGGCATGTTTGTTTACCTGGTTCTTTGGAGTCGGGAACAGTTAAACCATCCAAATATGAGAAGTATTACAAGGATGGACTGTTAGACCCGTTGAGGTTAAGCAGGAAAGTATTGGGTGAGTTAAAGACAGATCTTGGGTCGTCCGGCTTCTCCGGTCAGGTTGGGCAGTCACCAGTACCTGCAGCAGGTTTAACGTGGCAGAAATGGTTTATAGAGGTGCCGGATGAAGTTTTTCCGCCGGTATCAATGATGGATAAGTATGGAACAGATTGGGATTTGGCTTACACTAGTGATGATGAAAATTCAGCAAGTGCTTATGTTTCTGCAGGCAGGATTGGAGTAAAACGATACATTGAGGATTTAGATTGGAAATGGCTTGAATTTCCTGAATTAATCAAGTGGATGAAAAGCATCAAGGGGCCACATTATATTGAAGCTAAAGCGACTGGGAAAAGCGCCAAACAAACTCTTACCAAACTTGGAATACCAGCGATTGAGATAGCAGTGAAAGGAGGGGATAAAGTTGCAAGAGCTAATATGGCCACTCCGTGGGCAGAATCGGGAATGGTTTATATCAGGAAGTCCTTAGTCGACAAGCTGTATAATGACTCAAAGCAGGGTATATTGTTTTTCCCGAAAGGGCCTTTTACCGATTTAAATGATGCTTTGACTCAATCCTTACAACGCCTGGCTCAAAATTCAGGATTAGTAGTTGCCGGGGATGAGCCTGATAATTCATCTGATTTGGATTGGTTAGATCATGAATTTTGAGCCGGTATTTAATATTTAATTAAGTTGATAAATAATTTAGTTAATTTTGATAAAACTAAATAGTGATGAGAAAAAACGAAATACCCAACGCTGCAGAAGTCCGCAAAGTTGCAGAGCTATTACGAAGCACACAGACTCAAATTAAGGAAATACTTAAGGATGCACAAGGCATGCAGTACTTGTCTGATCTTACTTGCGATCAAATTAGAACGATTGAACGACGCCTTTACGGGATTGTTGGGCTACAAATGGATAACGACCCAGTATCTAATCTTGAGTTTAAGCCTTTACAAAAAATCATGGGGATAGCTGTTGACATTCGGAAGCCAATTAAGGACGAAGATCTACAACCAACCAAGACAGAAAAAGAAAAGCTCCGGGAGCGTATCATGAGTTTTTATGAAGAGATGCAAGGAATGCTTGACGATAAGGTATTGGAAGTGTTACATGAGCCTGATGGGGTGGCCGTGCTAAGAGGAGCGGCAAAACTTGCTGATGTGAAGAATTGGAGAGAGGGAGAGTTAAACATCTTGTTTGTTCAGGAAATTAAGTTGGGCTATGCCAGTCAATTCAACATCAAAAAAGCTTTAGAAGAAGTTGAGGAGAACGCTTCATTGCCTACTGATGAAGAAGTAATTAAGCAATCTATTGCCGAGGAGGAGAGCGATGTCCAGGGAGGAGACGAAGTAGAGAAATTGGGTATTGACTTTGGCGACAGCCTTGCTGAAGAGAAGAGCGATGATACTACCGGACTAAAGGAGGAAACGGAAACAGAGATTCGAAGGAAAGAAGCAAAGCGTATGAGGGATGAAGGCTTTACCAATAAGGATATTGCCCATGAGCTTAAGGTAAGTGTTCAGACTGTTTCAAACTATTTAAAATGATTACCGAGAAATTAGAAGGTCTAACCATTAGTTATCCTGAGGGGCAGCATGAAGTTACCCTTCAGGATGCTATTACCTTTTATGATCAGTATGGGCTTGAACTAGCTAATAGAGCAAAGGAAATTGATGAATTGGAGGATGGGTTAACAAAGGAACTTGAAGCCATCAGGATAGGAGTTGACCAAGCCTTTTCTTTAATATCATTATTTTCTGGCCATACAATTGAAACGCTCCACAATCATTTAAGTATCTACCATGCAATGGCCTTTTCAAAGGAAAAGCTAGAGCATCTTCTAAATTCAACCGATGAAGGCTTCAAGCTTCAATTTACCCATAAGGGAGAAACTTTATTTCTACAAGAGCCTTCACTCACACCAAAGTCAAAGTGTGAATTTGGTGAAATTATAGACTCCAAGGTAATGATTCAAAATATCGTTGAAGAAAAGAAAAGCCGTTGGGAAATGCTGCTTTATGTGGCAGCTATTTTCTTACGTCGAGAAGGAGAGCCATACTCTGAAGAATTTATTTTCGATGATAGCGGACGATTAAATATTTACCGGTTATTGCCTCTGGACATTGCTATTCAGATCGGTGCCTGGTATGACTCCTTCAATCAATATCTATATGATTACTTCCCGGTGTTCCATGATTCGGAAGTGAAGTCTGGAGCAAACATGAGGCGCCACATGGAACAATGGGGCTGGGTAAACTTTTTAAAAGAAGTTGCCAAGACTAAAATTTATGACATCCCGGATAGTGGTTTAAACAGCATCGATTGTGCTAGAAGAGCTAAGGCATTTGATGTGCTTGTTGATGCAAGTGAAAGTAAACTTAACAATGAGGCCTATTCCTTAGACATGGAAGCGGCCCATAAAAAGAACAATTCATAATGTTATCATACCCATACATTGAATCGGTTTTCAAGTCCGTATTAGCCCAAAGCTTTGTAATGCAAGGAAGGTTTTATTCATCACCACACTTTGGGTCAGAACTTAATACTTCCAACCTTGAACAGGTTTTGGAACGAGCAATCGGCAATTATAAATCAAAGGAGTATCCACTTTGTTTAATGCTGCCTCCTCGTTCTATGGGTGATTATACTTCTGATCATTTCAAAGATGAATATCAAATCACCCTTTACTTTCTTACATCGACATACAGAACGACCAAGAATCAGATTAAGGTTCCAAATACCGATGCACTTGTAAGCCAACACCCGATTGTATTTGACTGGCATGACATGAAACGTTGTGCAGTCAATTTCATAAAGGTTTTATCCGAGTTATCAATTGGCCAAAGGTTCTTTATAGGGAATAGACAGGTGGCTGTTATCGATCCTATTTCGACTATAGGGAATGACAATGTAAGTGGAGTAATGATAACCTTCAATTTAATCATAAATGAGCTATGTGCATTGGAGGATTACACAGAAGATTATACCAGTAAAATAATTCTTCCGGAACCTTCGGATATACACCCTGAGCACCTGCATTAGGTTTTTATCCGGCCGGTGGGCAAACCCATACGAAACGCAATACTGTATTGTTTATAATAAAAATGTAAATAAATGAATAGTTACTCCAAAGAAATGACCCCTGAAGAAGAAGTAGCTTTTCTTGCTAAGCTGAAAAGAGCAAAGGAAGGCGAAGCAATGCCGCAACCGGAAGCCTATGAATTTAAACCTAAAGTGAGAAAAATGGCCATGGTTGGTAAACTGAAAACTGAACAGGAAGAGAAACCAAGCTCCTTAGAAAACACCATTCTAATTGAGAGGATGAAGGCTTACGCCAAGCGGTATTTAAATCGTCACCCGGGTACAAAACCAGAGCGTTTAAAACGAATTGTTTCAAAAAAATTCAATATCACACTAACATGAGTTTACAGAAAACAGCTTTACTGATTCCTAAGGAATACCGTGATAAACTTCTAGAAGAGAATGTTATCTACAAGGCAATTGCCAGCAGTTCAGACCGACACATGAAAATATTATTCACAATCTGGACTACGTTCGTTGACCCTAATGGAGGTGATGACTTAGGATGTCCATATTGTATTAAAAACATCCTTGACAGCTTTAAGGTGCTTGAGCCATATTTAATTGAAGCAGCTAAGAATGAAAAAATACTGGAAGACCTATGAATATAAAAATTGACAACAAAGCCTTTCAGGTACCAACCGCTATTGAGGATATAACCATAGGCCAGTATGTAGGGTTTTGGCAAACTTATGGGGAAACAATCCGAGAGGAGATCGTGGCACTGGAGGCTAACGAAGATTTTCTTTCCCGAGAAGTGGAAACCTACCTGTTACATATGCAGATGGCATGTAGGCATATTTCACATTTCACCGGGATAGGCTTGGCCAAAGTGGAGTCAGAGGTTGATATTCAGCAAGCGCTCAATTTATATTCTATTTACAAAATGATTTCCGATGACGAAATTAATGGATCGGAAATCATAAAAGAGTTTAGTGTTGGTGGGTTTAATCTGAAGTTTAACCCACCATTTACTAATCAAGCCGGGGTTTCCTATGGTGACTTAATATTTGCTCACCGTGTAATTCCAAAATTTGAAAAAATCAGTAAAGGGGATTATTCTTTAATCCCAGAAGTTGTTGGCGAATACTACAAGTGTGACGAGGCAGATTCAAATCAAATTAATGAACTGGTAAGCGAGGCATCATTAAAGGTTTGGGTTGGTATTTCAGAATTCATTAAGGTAACGCTTAATACAATAGTTAGGCAAATAGAAAACTAATGAGCATCAGGTCAGTAATGCAGAAGGCTGCAAACAAAATTAAGCCCGCTATAAAAAGGGAGCTTAAAGCACAAGGGCATTACCTATCGGGCAATCTTGAAAACTCTTTGAAGGATACCATTTTATTCGGTGAAAACGGCACTAAAATAGAAGGAACTGCATTAGGATATGCAAAGTATTTAGAGGATGGATTCCCTGCACAATCGGCCAACTGGGGGCAATTACCATTCATGATCAAGTACTTCATAGCCAGAGGCCTTGGAGCTAAGGAAGCAAAGCAAGCAGCAGCTGCAACAATAATGAAGTGGATGAAAGAAGGTATGCCAACTGAGGGATCTAGGCGATTCAGTAAAACAGGTAATCGAAAGAGGTTTATAAAGATTGTTGGTAAAGCTATTGATCAGGAAATTGACAAGATTATTTTGGAGGGATTAGACAAAGAAATTGACAAGACATATCACAAAACAAAATCTGAAACTATTTAGAAATGGCACTAACAGCATTCAATTCAAGGCCCAACCAAGCATCGGTACTTTCTGCATACCGGCCAATAGTGTTCCAGCCTCGTTGGAATAATCCTGCACCACCATTCCCACCGGTAGTGTATTGTGATATTTATTTCGACAACACTTATTACAAAACGCTGTCATCAACTTCTTACTTAGGAGCAATCATTTCCTTGCCATATTGGACATTCGATATTCA